TAAAGTCTCCACCATCGGCATCAAAAGTAATATCTCCACCAACATCTAAGGTTAAATCACCAGAAGGTGTAGTTATGCCACTTGTATAAGCTGTGCCACCTAAATAAAGGTCTTTCCATCTTACAGAAGAAAAACCTAAATCTAAGGTATTGTCAGTCTGACCAGAAGATGTGTTATAAGGTAATACACCATTTACAGCATCATTAAATCTAATTCCTGTATCAGTTGTTCCAATATAAATATCTGTTGCATCTGTTCCAATACTACCAACTGCTGAATTATCTTTTCTGAAATTAATAATATCTCCATCACTACTTCTTCTGTTAAGAAGCAAAGGTGAATCATTATTTCTTGTTGCGACAATGACATCATTTCTATTTAATTCAATTCCATCAGTTGCAGTATCTTCTGCTGTTTTTCCTACTAGAAAAGTACCTGCCTGAGATAGCCTCATTTTCTCGCTGAAACTTGAACCTATCCTAAAAATTAAATCATTAGCTCCACTATGATTTATAAAAGCTGTACCTCCATAACCTTGTAGCTGTAACTCTCCAGAACCTTGAGCAGTGTTTTTACTAACTACAGAGCCATCAGATGTAGTTGTTCCTGTAACATCTACATTACCTTTAAATGTCGATGCTTTTGTATCGTGATCAAAAGTAACAATGTCAGTAGCACCATCATTCTGAGTTATAGTTAATAATTCTTCTGAAACAGTAATTACAAAATCTTTATTAGAGTCACCTTCTATTCTTAACGAAGGCTCTGTTGTTGATTTTGTAAGGGTTAATGTATCTCCACTGCTATTTGTAATAGCTGCTGAACCATCAACAGTCAAACCATCAGCAGTTACTGTGCCAGTTACGTCTATTGATGCTATATTAGTTAAGTTACGAGATGAGTCTATGACTGTAGTAGAGCCTATGCGATAACCACTAGCATAAATATTATTAATATTTGTTAAGTTAGCAGACGCATCAAGTATCGTGCCATTTATTGCTTGTGAAATTGTGCCTGTAACCTCTATTCCACCTGTTTTAGTAGCTAACTTAGTGCTATTGTCAAACTTTAACCTTGCCTCTCCATCTTGAATAAACTGTGCAGATATTTCTGTACCTGCTGCGTTCATAATTCTTACATCATCACTTAGTATTCTAAGTGTGCCTGTACCACCATCTTTTATATAACTATTAGACCCATCATGGTAAATTTCTAAATCATTATCAGTACCAAAGATGGCTTTTTTATTATCGTCAAAGTTTGCCGAATTAAATCTGACATCTATTTCTGTACCAGTAGCACTAAAGATAGCATCAAGCGTATCTAAATCAGTATTTATAGAATTACCCCAAGTATCTTCAGCTGCACCTGGCTCTGGTTTAATTAAATTTAAATTCGTTGTGTTTGTATCAGCCATAAAATTCTCTTCTTAAGCGGCATCTTGTTTGCCTAAATTTGTCCATGTAGTTGTTGGGTTTGCTTGTTCTGACCATGTTGCATCAGTTACAGATTCATCTGTCCAAGTGCCAGCAGTTACTACATCGTCTGTCCATTTTAAGCCACCTAAAGAGTTAAAGCCACTTGTTTCAGCAATGGTTAATTCAATCTTATAAGTTACTCCAGCTAGGGCATCAAAGCCTGAAGTAGCAGCAATAGTAGAAATACCCAGATGTTTATAACGACCAACAGCAGCAAAATCTGAAGTTGCTGCAATGGTTACTGAAGCTTGATCTATTTGATGACCGATAGCATTAAAACCAGATACAGCTTGGATAGTAGCTGATGCTCGATCAATTTGTGTGCCAATAACATTAAAACCACTAACCGCAGCTATTGTTACTGAACCAGCAACAATTATTACAGAAGAGCCACTAGCACTACTAACAGCAGCTATAGTCGTTTCTGCTTGAAAGGATAAGTTGTTATATTTGGATCTACCGTAGTAACCCTGATTATAGCCGATACTGGCCATGTTCTTATGCCAGAGTTATATCTAAATCGCCAGCGTTGAATCTAAAAACATCACCTGTGCTAACTACTTTAGAAGAATCTAAATTAGCGTATGCTAATAAATTACCAGATGAAGAAGCATCAAAAACACCTACTGCTACTACTGTTCCATAGTTGCCTGTAGCTGTTGGGTATTCTATTGCTGAACCATTGGTTGCTGTTGTTGGGTTTGTACCCGAAACTGTAAAAGCAGCAGTTTTTCTAACATAGCCACCACCAGAAACTTCTGTACCGCCACCTGTGTCAGATGGAGCTACGGTAAATAAAGCCGCATATAAAGTTGATGGTGCTGTATAAGCACTGTTTTCAAATACGTGTTCTAAAACTTTGTTTTCTAAATAATCACTAAACCCAGCCATAATAACCTCTAAATTCTATTGCATATAGTATATATTTTTTTTCGACCTTCCGTAAGTTCTTCTTCTTTGCATTAAAGAACCTTTAGCAAATTCTGCTTTTTCTTGTTGCATCCTCATTTCTTCTAAAGCCTTTTCAAACTGTTGCGTAAATAAAGGTACTCTTTCATCTTCCATTAAAAATATAGAAGCGTGTTTTAAAGCACCATATAAATAAACATCAGGGTGAGTAGTAGCAACAAAGTTAGTTGTATTACTATCACTCAAAGCATCTATAGAAGCATAATAAGTTAGTTGCAAAGTATAGCTTTGATCGGGTGTTGGTGCTAATTCTAAAGTGTTATCTACAATAGAAAAATAAACTGGTTGTCCAGCAGCATTATTATTTGCTTGTCTATATATATCTAATGATTCAATAGATTGTTGCATTAATGGACGATAATCATTGCTAGTAATTTCTATGTTAATAGCTTCTAACCAATCAGTTGGTAAACTTAAATATTGATTTTCCGCAGTAGCTGTAGCTCTTTTAATCATATCAGCAGTTCTTAATCTTCTATTTAACTCTGCTTCTGTATTGTCAATAAAAGTATCAAGATTACTTGTTAAATCTGATCTGTTTAAAAAACTTGCAATCTGTGTTTTTAATTCTGCGTAAGTCATACTTTACCTGGCCATGTTCTAAATAATTTATTGTCTGGGTCATTTAACCATCGTTTCCATTTGGCTTTATCATGTACCCAACCTTCGCGCATTGCTTGTTGATATATTACCATAGGTACTTCTGCAACATGACGTAATTCTTTACTTGATGCAGTGGTTTCTTTAATTCTTTTAACGTGATCTAAAACGGGTTGGACGTTTTGTGAAGTGTGATAAATGTTTTTATTATCTTCAGTAATAAACTCACTTACTAAATTTGTTTTTGTATCTATAACTGTTCTTCTTGTCATTTTTTAAAAAAAAAGAGGGGTAAATTAATACCCCTCTAATTTTATACTTATGAAGTAGATAAGTCAGCAGCTATTCCATGAGCTTTTTCATTACTCATTTCTAAACCGAACTCAACTACGAGCATTTTAGTTTCTGCATCACCTATTGTAGAAATATCGACAGTTTCGAAATCTCTTAAGTAAGCAACTTTTGCATAGTCAGGATCAACAAATAAAGCTGATCTGCTTCTAGAGAAGTTTGAAGGAACTACTTTTAGTTCTCCAAAGTCACCAGAATAAATTGCAACTGAAGCTTCAATAGTTTGAGCATCAATGTTTTGTCTAGCTTGTGATCTACCAGTAAAGCCAGAAACAACACCTTTCACGTGTGGGCCAACGATTAACATTGAAGGCTCTCCACCATTAGTGAAAGCAGATTGTTGTACTGATTTTAAGATAGTTTCAGTAAACGCACGTTGAGTACCGTCAGTTGGAGCAGCACCGTTACCAGCACCTGCACCATTAGTACCACGAGAAACATTAGTTTCTGTCCAAGTTTCAAAACCACCAGTCTGTCTAGCAGTTGTAGCGTTACCAGCATTTTTGGCAACTTTACTACATAGAGCAGTTTCCATATCTCTTTTCAGAGCTTTAGCCATGATAGCTAACTGGTGAGCCATTTCTGATCTCTTACCAGCTGGATCTGATGCTTGTTGTGAACCAGTTACAGTCGCATCTCTGCTGCTGATTTGACAAATGTTACTTTCTCTAACAGTTGCAGTAGAAGCTGAACGAGAAAGTTCAAAACCTTCTAATTCACCAGTTCCACTTGCAGTTGGAAGAGCTTCAGTTTGCCAATCAAACTGTACGTTTTTTACATTACTTTTGCCTATAGAACTCATAAAGGGAGTCGTAGATGGAGAAATATTATAGATTACATCTGATAACGATTCTCTATCACTTGTCGCAGTATAAGTATCGAAAGCGTTAGTTACTTTAGCCATTTTCTATACTCCTTTGGCTTGCGCCAAAATTAAATTAATTGTTCAAATACTTTAGCTGCATCTGTAGTTTTTCCAGATTTAGCTAATTTTTGACGCGCTTTCTTTGCAGGAGTTGTCGTTTTGACTTTGGCTACTGAGCCAGGTTTAGCAACACGAGCTGGTGCTTTTTGAGTTGGCTTTTTCTTAGTTGCTTCAACTGTTCGGTTGTTCAACCAAGCTTGCCTAAACCCTAGCAATGCTCTGTAGTCGTAAACTTGATCCATTTCTTGAGGGGTGTACCCTAAAACATTAATCGCATAATCTCTGATCTCAGCTTTTTCTTGCTGTGCAACTTCTGGCTTTTGCCATTCAGGAATCACTTCTAAAAGTTTTTGATTACCAAACTCAATAAATTCTTTGAGTTGGTTCTGTTGTTGCTCAAGTTTTTCTTTTTCAAGTCTTTCTTGTTCTGCACTAACAGATGTCAAACGCTCTTTCTTTTCATCCCAAAGTTGCTTTTCACGTACATATGCGATTGGATCATCTTCATACAACTTGTTCCAATCTGGTTCGTTTGCCAGGTCGCCATTTAAAGCGGCTTCCATCTTCGGCAACAACTGTTCGTAAATCGCATCTCGCTCGTCAATCTCTTTCTGTCTTTGTTCTACAAGTTTTGCTTGTTCCGCTAACTTTTGAGTTTTTCGAGTATAATCTTGCTGACGAGAATATCCGCTTTGGAGTTCGTCCAACGTGACCTCTTGTTCTATACCATCAATTTTGATTGTATAAGCAACAGGTTGTTCTAGTTCTTCCTCAACTTCTGTTTGTTCTTCATCACTTTCAGAATCTTCTTCATCCTCTTCAATCTCTTCTTCCGCTTCAGATTCCTCTTCCACTTCTTCTTCAATTAAATCTTCTGCTAAAGATTCTTCCTCAAGAGGTTCTTCTACCTCTTCTATTGTTTCTTCGTTGACTGGCTCTTCTACCTTATCCTCTTCAGGGGTTAAGAAACCTTCAAAAGAAGAAACCGCTGTTTCTAATTCTGATTGTAAAGCAGTCGGTTTTCCGTTATTGCTCATAATTACTCCTTATTTATTAGAGTATTCTATAACATATATGGGGGAAATAGGAAGGTTTATGCTATTTTTCTTATGCGGTCTATATTAGCTTTAGTAAGCTTACCTTTTTCAATAAAGATCCTAAGATGTTTTTCTATTTCTGGAAGTAGTAAAGCTGACTTATGAAAAGCTTCACGTAATTGTTGTTCGTCTGGAGAGTTGCTTTGCAACCAACGAGTTATGTACTCGTCTTTTAAATGTGCAAAAGCTTCTTTTAAAACATCACTATTTAAAATAGTTTCTGCTTCATGGGCTTTTAATATATCTTCTTGTGAAGCCATTAACCGCTAATTAGTTTGTCTATCTTACCGTTTAAAATTTCTAACCTATCTAATACTCTTTCCATATCTTGATTTAGTTCTTCTTTAGTTACGTACTTAGAAGCTACTTCTTCTCTAGTTTTATTTATCAGTATATCAATTCTTTTCAACTCTTGCGCATTTATCCTAATAGAATTAAATATTGGCGCAATTATTAACGTAATTATAATGTTCCAAATTATGTAAGGTGAAAATTCCATTTAATAGCTCCACACTGTTGGCCTTACTTTGCCGTTACTTAAAGAAGCAATATCTAAATGTATAAATCTATCATTACCTTTTTGCTTCACACCAATACCAGTAAATCCACAATCACTAGCATTAGTTATAATTTTATATGCTTTGTCACCACGACACAATATATCTACTGCAATACCTTGAGTATGTGTGCCAGAAGTATCTTTTTTTATTTCCGCAGGGTGTTCAGAACAACGATAGCCAGAAGTTATGACAAAAGAAAAATCTAAATAAGTTCTTAACTCTTGTAATTTATCTAGTAATTCTTTTTTTATTTTGTTTTTACCACAATGACTGCAAGCAAATTCATCAGCACTAAAATTAGGATAATCAGACCAGTCTAATTTTCCAAAACCAAACATTACTTTGCGTGGACGTTTTTAGTTTTTTCGAAGCTGCGTAAGCCCGACATGCCAAGCATAGCCATTAAAATAGTGCTGAGTTGTGCAAAGTCAAAGTCAGGTAGTTCTACTTGAATACCTGTCGCAGTTAAAATTGTTATAAGTAATGGTTGTATAACAAAATGATATGCCATTGCTACACCACATGTCCAACCAACAAAAGGTCGCCAAGAGTTTTGAAACCAATTAGTTGATTTAGCATCTTCTTTTAATAATTCTATTTGTGCAAGATTAGCTTCGTGAAATAAAGTTTTTAATTCGTGATCTAACTTAGCTTGTAAGTCTTTATCTTTAACAAACTTATTAACTATCTTGGAGACAGGATTGATTAACTTATCAATCATTTTTTAGTTTTCTTAGTTTTCTTAGTTTTCTTTTTAGTTTTTTTACCGTAATTATATTTCATTATGCTCTCCTTGTTTTCTTAGCTTTCTTAGGTTTTTTAGCAGTTTTAGCTGCTTTTTTAAATGCTTCATCAGTAGGTGCGCCTTTGCTACCTACCTTACGCATTTTTTCTTTAGATCCAGCTTTAATTCTTTTTCTTTTTTTTTGTATGTTTGCGTATAGTCCTTGTTTTGGCATTACTTTCCCCAGTATGATTTTGCTTTGGTTTTAGATTTATTATTTAATTCACCGTAGTGAAATAATTTTTGACTTGTTTTAGTATGCTTTGCACCAGAATGTAAAGAACCATCTGGCATTTTGTGCGCACCACCTTTGTGTAAAGTTCCATCTTTTTTGTAATGATTAACACCTTTCATAATTTTACCATTTTACCTTATTTGCCCAATAAGCGGCAGACATTTTACCTTTAGCAATATTTTTTGCATGACGAGCTTTAAATGATTTAGCTCGTTTAGTCATGGTTTTATCGCCTGTTTTGCCTTGCTGACCAAAACGAATTGTTTTAATTTTGTCACCAGATTTGGCAACCACCACATGAGACTTGGTTTTGTGACCTGGTGTTCTTTTTGGTTTGTTATAACCTGAGACACCAGCACGTTTTAATCTTGAATCTTTCACTGAATAGTTTTCTCCTCGCAATGTATGATTTCAGAATCTTTATCAATGTCACTATCGTAAACAATTTTCATAATTGCTATAGCCTGTTCCATTGATTTAGCTTTTATGTCGCTACCAATATATACGTAATCGCCTTTTAAAATCTCCAAATCATATAACTTATTCAACGATTCCGTCATTTTTAAATAATCCTTGTGCATTAATTTTAGCTGCTTCTCTAATCATTTCACGATCTCTTTCCATAATAGCATTGATCTCAGCAATATTAACTTGCGTACCATACTTGGCTTGTAGTTCAGCAGATTTCAAACGAATCTGAGCTTCTTCAATATCTCTAGTACGATCATCGTCCATAATTATTTTCATACGATCAGTTTCTGCATCAATAATAGATTTTTGTGCTGAGACTTGAGCTTTCTGCATTTCTGCTTGCGCTAACATTTCTTCAGCCGATGGGCCTTGCGGTTGTTGTGGTGGCATAGGCGGTACTTGTGGGGTAACAAAGTTTGACGCATCTTTAAAGCCAGCCATTTCAATTGTTCTAGTTAAAGTATTAGCATACTGTTGTAGTGTGACTAATGGATTGTTCGGGCCTAGGGTTTGTAGTATTTGTTCTTGTTTACCAGCTAGTTGAGAAAGCATAGACATTTTTTCATCATCGTTAGTTTTACTTAAACCAACATTAACCACCATGTCTTTATCAGCATCCCAATATCTAGGATCAACTGGAATAAATTCATTGTCTAAACGAAATACATCTTCAGCATCTTGATGTTTAATAATTAAATTATTAACCAATTTAAATAAATCTTTCATACCGCCTTCAGCAAAGTGACGACAGATTAATTCTATTCTGCCTTGCGCACCTGACATAGTTGCAGTTACTGCGGCACTGGTAGAACTTTGTAAGGCTTCAGCATTTAACCCAGCTGATGCTTTAGAAACACCAGTACGGTTTTCTTTGGATTCGTCTAAATAACTTAAAATAGGAAAAGCTTCTTTACCAGCAAACGGAATAGTAAACGGTTGCACCATCCCTGGTGAACGCATCCTAATAGGTTGTCCAATATCCGTATTAAGTACGTCATCAATATTAACTTGCCCTTCAACAATACCCATACGTGGGAAAATAGCATGACCTAATGAATCTAAAGTATCACGCATAATTTGTGATTTAGCTGCTTGAATAGGTTTTAAATAATCCGCAGGACATGAACCAATAGCTGTATGTGGTTCAGGATCTGGACAGAAAGAAATAATTGGTAACTCATCAAACGGTTGCATATCCATAATATGTAAACCTTCACCAACCGTACAAACTCTAACTCTTTCGTCTATACCATCTTCATCCAAGTCATAAAATAAATAATGTTCAATGTATAAAACATCTTTTGAACCTGTATCTGCACGATCAGGATAAACAATGTCATCAAATGGGTTTCTAGCTATTTGCTCTTCAAACGCTTCAACATCAACAGCGGAACTACCATAACCTGCGTGTTGAGATATTTCTTCCCTGTCATAGCCCATAGCAACTAAGTCAGAAACCGTTTTAACCATACGGTGAGCAACATAACTAGATTCTTCTAAACTTCGAGCATGACGAGCAATTAATACTTCTTCAGGTGGTATAGCTTCAATACATACTTGATTTTTTTGTTTAATTCTTCTGATTGTTAAGTCATAACTAGCAGGACTTTCTTGAGTAATCTCTTCATTAGTCATTGGATCAATCATTGTCATGGTACTCATTTCTACCGACTCAGAAACTATCTCAACATTTTCATCCATAATTAAAGCTTGGTATTGAGCAGGATCAATATTGGTATATTCGTGGGTTGAAGAAGAAATAGAGTCATCCCAAAAAGCTTTAACATAACCAGCTTTTCTAACTAAGGCATCTTTAAAAACATCATATAAAATTTTAAAACCAGGGTTTTTTTCTTGTACCACATAATTAATATAATTAGTTTGTTGTTCAGCAACTGGAATATCTTCTGCACCGTTAGGTACAAACTCAACTATTTTTTTTGTGCCAAAAAAAGTACGCATGATAGATGGCAACATAAATAAAATTGTGTCGCGCACATCGGTAGAAACAAATCTTGATTGTAAAGTGCTAGTTTCTTCTGGTTCGTTACCTAAATAATATTCTGTAGATTCAGCACGCTCTTCACCAACTTGACTAATAAAATCTTTGGCATCGTCCATTTCTGATCTTAGGACGGATTCTAAATTTAATATCTTGGTTTGTTCCGCAGCTTCTTCTTTTTTGTCTTTTGCAGATTTTTTGTACTTAGCCATAAATTATCCTACTCGTAGTATTCTTGATTTCAGAGGTTTCTTGAAATTATAACCTAAATAGTTCACGCTTCCACCAAAACTTGCAGCACTACTCGCCATAGTCAACGCTAGTGCATCAGCTTTGTCAGGTGATTTAATACCACGCTTACGCATTTCTTCTTTGCTTTCTAGTTTTATTTTTCCAGTTGACGTATATTTGTATGAAGGCGCAGCTAATTCAGAAACAAGCTCATCATCATTAGGAAGTCTGCAATCACGCTGCGCCAACCAATCCTTAATAGCAAACCAAAGTTCAGCACGTAAGTTTAAATAATTATTTTTTGTGGATGGTGACTCGGCAACATTGATCCCACGCACGGGAAGATTTTGCTCACTGAGTCTATCAACTACTCCTGAACCTAAACCAATAACATCAATTAATATTTCTTGTGGACGTTCTAAAGCTGTGCAGTCATCATATTTATTTTTTACCGCACCACACAATTGCATTAGATCCATAGAGTTAAATGTTTGTATATCTAAAACAGTGTTACCTTGACGAATACATAAAGCTGAGTTGTCACCACCATAACGTGCGACATCTAAACCCCAAACAATAGGCTCACTAGCAGTTAGTGTGACATCACGATCAATAGCAGCTTTAATTAAATCCATTGGAATAACGGTGTCATCGTCCGCACGGGGGAACTCACCCATAACTTCTACTCTCGCAACGGTAGAATCTTCACCATATTGCTCTAACATTTTTTGAAATAAATCTTTATCAGTGCCTTCAACAGTACGTGAATCTATTTGAATATTTTTCCAGTATGCACGCTTGCTATTAAAACAGTCGTAGAAAGGCCCAGTATTACGTCTAGGGTTAGAAAAGCAGAACCAATAACGATCAGTTGTAGGTTCGGAGAAAAACCCCTCAGAAACGCTGTAAATCGGTGCTGGAATACCTGAAGCTTCATCCATGATTAAACAGACACCATAGTTACTGTGAATACCAGCAAAAGCATCTGGATTTTCTTCACTCCATAATTGTGCTTGAGCGTAGTAATAACCAGTGTCTATTTTTAAATCTCTTTTAAGAGCTTCATCAAACCATTTAGCTGGTCTAATTGTGGTTGCAGTTTTATCCCACCAATGACTATTTATAGCTAGGGTCATCCACTTACCTAGTTCCGCCCATGTTCTTGAACGTAATTGGCTCTCGGTGTTAGCGGTAATAATAATAGTTGAGCCAAGTCTAGTTGAGAGCATCCATAAGACTAGCCAGGCTACTAAAGCTGATTTACCAATACCACGACCAGAAGCAACTGCCATCCTAAACATTTCTGGCATAGTGATACTTTGGTTTCTTTGAATGTGTATTGTAATTTCTCGCAAAATTTTTTCTTGCCACTTTCTTGGGCCAGAGAAATGTTCGAGGGGGGTGTCCTTCATTCCCCATGGGAAACAAAACTTGACGAAATTTAATGGGTCGTCTTTAACATTGATTGACCATAGTTCGGTCATTAGTTGTTTCTCTTGTTCTGCTCCGTACTTCATTTTGTTTTTCTCCTTTAAAAAAAATTAAAAAAATTTAGTTCATTAGTTATATATATAACGCTACCACTCGCGAAAAAAAGGGGGGGTCGTTTGGTTATTTTTGCCTAGAAAAATCATAAATATTATTTAACGTGCAAACGTGCGGAAACTTGGGCTAGATATAGCTCTATTCATTGTCATTATTGTTCGAGTTAACTTCCTTCTTAAGGAACGGCTCTATTATTTCTACCTTTTCTGCACTTTGATCCACAATTCTCCCTTTTCCTTGATTAATAATCTCATTAAGATTTATATTTACTTTTGTTTCTACTTTTTCCGCCCATCTTTCACGATCAGCCGATTGTAAGTAGAATTTGATCGCGTTAAATTCGCCTTCGTCTATTTTATCCATCAAGCGAGCCGTTGTTCTCTCTAAACCTTTCGCTCGTCCACGCTCCAAAGCTTCCTTTAATTCCGAATTTTTTTTATTTCTATGTTTGTTAAAAGTATCCCAACCAATCCCCAAACCTTTACAAACGTTCATAATTCCTAAATTTAAAGAACTCAGATACTCCGCTCTGTCCAGATCTATATTAATTGGTTTACGTCCTCTTTTTTTAGGTGTTAAAGGTGTTTTATTGTCCATAATTCCGATTAATTATAGTTTAATTACATTAAATATATGTAATTAATTTAATTAAAAGTGTTGCATTGTGTATAAAGAAGTGTTTAAATGAATACATTAATTAAACATATAGGAGAAACAAATATGAGTAAATCAACAGTAACAATAGAGAAAGACGACAATCTTTCATCTATTAAAATAATAAAGCCAAAGGGAGAAAGAAAAATAAAATATATTGCTATTACTAAAACATGGCGAGATAAAATAAATGGCAATACTTATTGGTCTAGTAATGTTGAAGATATAGAAGCCGATATAAATTGTATTTTTCCCTTTCA